AATCTATACTCTCGCTGGAGGACGCATTGAGAAATTTGACACCGTTACAGCCTTACCCCTTAATCAATGTTTAAATTATCTATTGTTTGAAAAGGACAAAAATAAAATAGAAGTAGCACAATTAAATAAAAAGCAATAAATGAAAAGTTTTTATCATGTTATCGATAGTTTAAGGACTGAGTTACTTACATATCCATTTGTTAAGACTGTGATCGAGGGAGAACCAAACGATGTTGATATAGTTAAACAATCTATTTATCCAATTGCTAATATTCAGGTACTATCTGCTAGACCGAAAGAAGGTGTAATTGAGTTCGATATTAGTTTAATAAATGCTGATATTGTAAACGATTCACGAGTATTAACTTCTGATATTTTTAAGGGAAATAACGATCGACAAGATGTACTTAATAATCAACTTATAGTAGTGGGAAGATTAGAAGCAAGCTTACGACATGGAGTTTTAAGAGATTTAGAATTTGAGTTATTAAGTGATGTTTCAACTAATCCTTTTACTGATAGATTTGAGAATGTTTTGAGCGGTTGGGAAACTACATTTACTATTTCAATACCTAATGAGATGAGCGTATGTTAGAAACAAAAGAAGTTCAAAAAGCACTAGATAGGTTCACTAAGAAAGTTGTAGATGAATCTAAATCAAATCTTAAAAAAAGTATTAATGGTAGGGTTAAAAATACTTCAGGTAAACTATTAAAATCTATCAAGGGTACAAGTAAGGCTATGCCTAATTCTATTAGTGTAGATTTCTCAATGGAGGATTATGGACAGTTTCAAGATAAGGGTGTAAGTGGCAAGTATAAAAAATTTGATACACCATTTACTTATAAGAATGCAGCACCTCCTACGAAGGCTTTGGATAGATGGATAGTAAGAAAAGGTTTAGCACCTAGAAATTCAAAAGGAAGATTCACGGGTAGGAGTGTTAATTCAGTAGGTTTTGCCAAATCAATATCATTCTTAATTGCTAGAAAAATATACTTCAACGGTATCAAGCCAAGTTTATTTTTTTCTAATCCATTTAATACACATTTTAAGAAGTTACCAAACGAATTAATTAGTAAATTTGGACTAGATGCAGCGAGTTTATTTAGTCACGCAATAACACAACCAAAGAAATGAGTAATATTTTTTGTAGAAGTCCATACATTATCGAAATTAATGAAGCAGCTCAAACGAGTTCTAAGATATTAATCTATATTTGGAATGGTACGGGTTCAGCTCCATCTACACCAACATACACAGTTAGTAAGTTGATTCCGTCATCTACTAATTTAAAGTGTTTATACAACATATCGAACTTTATTAAGGAGTATATCAACCATAATAATCTTAACGTTAACTACAATATTAATAGTTCGTTAACTAATACAAATCAATGGTGCAATGTTGTTGTAAAAAGGTACAAAAATACGTCTACATTATTAAGTACAACAACTTATAAAGCTTTTGATGGTTACGCTTTTTATAGTGACGGTGCTAATTATGACGCTGGTGACTATCATTTAACTGAAGGGACATATTATTATCATTATAATTCAGCAACAACAATTGATTTACTTCGTCCAGGTCATGTAGTGGCTAATTTAGCTGCAGGATATAAAGCAAAGTATACAGATTTAGTTACTTCCGCAACTGTTACGCAAACAATGACGCTAGCAAAGGTATATGATTTGTATAAAGTCTATCCCTCTTATTGGGCAAATGGTAATAAATTAGAGATAACAACGGGTGGAGGTACTGTTTTGAAAACGTATTACTTCAAACCTATTGAAGAATGTAAATATTCACCTGTATCGATTGACTTTAAAAATAGGTACGGAGCATGGCAGAGAGAGTTTTTCTTTAAAGCTAGTAAAACTAATTTTAGTACTAATTCTACGGAGTATAAACAACTTCAAACGTCTATTACTTCATACAATCAAATACAAGGACAATCCCAAGTTTATAATGCAAATGGTCAAGTTTCTAATAGTTATAATTCAGGTTGGGTTTCCGAGTCATTCGGGGAAACTATTAAACAAATAATGTTAAGTGATAAGATATTAGTTAATGGAACTGTTAGGATTTTAAAGACTAAAGAAATGTTAATTCAAACGCATATTAACGAAAAATTAATTAATTACACATTAGACTTTAAAGAAGCATTTGACACAATCAGTAATGTACTATGACAAGAACGATTCAAATATTTATCGAAGGTATTAAAGATAGTAATAACTATACACAAATTGAGTTGTTCAAAGATGAAGCTATAAACACTTCTTTATCTACTCAGAATATAGCTGATATATCAAAAGTTTATACAGATTATACGCAATCTTTTACAGTTCCATGTACACCAATAAACAACGCTATTTTTAAACATTTCTATAATAGTGATGTAGATAGTGTTGAGGATTTTGGTATACGTAGAAACGCGTACATAGAAATAGATTACACACCGTTTAGAAGTGGAAGGATTCAATTAGAGAGTTCTGAATTAGAATTTAATAAAGCACAACATTATGTATTAACTTTCTACGGGGATGTTTTAAGTTTAAAAGATAAAATTAAAGATGATAAATTAAGTTCATTAAATTTTGATTCATTAACTAATCCATATACAGGGCCTGAAATTAAAAATAGGATCACAGATGGAGCGACTAACTATGATGTTAGATACCCTTTAATAAGTTCTAAAAGATTATGGAGTTATGGAGATGCTACGAGTACCGATATTAACACAAATGCAGGGCGTATTGTATTTAGTGAACTTTCTCCAGCTGTAAAAATATCAAAGATATTAGAAGCGATTGAAACAAAATACTCTATTGACTTCCAAGGAATATTCTTAACTAACAAGAAGTTTACAAATTGTTTTTTAGAGTGCAAAAATAGTGCAGATGTTAATACGGTATTACATAATAAGCCTATCATTTTTAATAGTAATTCTATCATTTCGCAAAATGCTTCTTTTGATGTAACTAATACTAAATTTAATTATAATTATACAGAGGAAGTTTCGTACGTACCTGGAACAACACCTTTTCACACGTTGACTTTATCAATATATTACATGTCTAATCCTTCAGCTGTATGGACTATTGATATTTACGATAATGGAATATTTCATCACTCAATCACAGGTACAGGATTAGCTAGTAATGTTATTTTTGTGGATTCAAATATAGCAGGTTTTTCAAGAAATGTAAGTTTCACAATTAGAACTGATATTAATTGCACAACATCATTTCATTTAGATTACACTTTTACGTCAATATTAACATCATGGACTACTCAAACATTTGCCGTTGCAGATGCTGAATTAATAACGTCCTCATCTAACATTGATTTATCTTTATCAATGCCTGACATGAAGATTACAGACTTTTTAAGCGGTGTGTTTAAACAGTTCAATTTAACATGCTACCCTTTGAGCGTTGGAGTTTATCAAGTTGAACCTTTGGATGATTGGTACAGTAAAGGTAAGATTAGAGATATAACTACTTATGTAGATGAAAAAAGCATATCAATAGAAAGAGTTCCAAGATACAAAAATGTTTCATTCAAACGTCAACCGTCCGAGTCGTTCATGAATAAACAATATTTTGAACTTTACAAGGAAGAATATGGAGATTTGGTTAGTTCGTTTCCTGAAGGTGAAGGAGATTATACAGTTGATCTACCATTTGAGAATTTACTGCATAATAGATTTACAGGTACTCAATTACAAGTAGGATATTGCTTAACTAAACCACCCGATTTCAAACCCTACACACCGAAGCCTATATTGTTATACATGTACGATAGCCAGCCTTGTAGTTTTAAGTTCTATAACGGTACTGTTCAAAGTACAATTACAGCTTATCAACCATTCGGTCAAGATGTTTTATTTAGCGGCATTAAAAACTCATTAAATTTTGGGAGTAATGCAAGTACACTTTTAAATGTCCCTATTCAAGCGAGTGCATACAGTAATTATTATCAAGACTACTTATCTAATATATTCAACAAGAAAAATAGAATCGTTAAATGTGATGCTATATTTCCAATTAGCTTAATAACAGGGTTAAAATTAAATGACCGGTTAATTATTCGTGATCATAGATATATCATAAATGAAATTAAAACAGATATAACAACGGGGTTAGTTCATCTTGTATTGATTCAAGATTTTAGAACAATGAAGCCAGTATCTTATCGTCCTGGTGGTAAACTTTCCAATGGTGGAGGTGTGTTCGTTTTTCCTGTATTTATACCTAATAGTATGAAGTCAGCTACAATAACAACAACAACGGCAGGAGTAACTTTATCAACTGCATTTATTACCGTAGACACAAATGTTGAGATTACATATCCAACTGCTCCGAATCCAATAAAACTATTTCTTAAAGAAGATGGAAGCGGATATTTAATGACTGAAAAATTCCAAAATATAAGAAGTGAATCAGGGGTTGAAAGTAACATTGAAATTAAAATTGAATACACAAGCGAAACCAAAGCACCTCACAATAGATTGTTAAGTGAATTAGGAGCATTTTTATTCGATGAGTACGGAGATTATTTAATTCAAGAACCTGAAACTGTAACAGTGGAAATAATTAATTTAAATCAAGCATGATAAAGGAAATAATAGAATTATTAGCCGTTTCAAAATTTTACGGTCAATCTGAAAATATAGATATTGCAAAAGGAAAGTACAAAATAGAAACAAGTATTTCTAAAATGTACGAACAAAAAAAACGAGTAGTTAAATTGAAAAATAAATTTTAATGGCCGAAACAAAAACAATTGAACTAGAC